GTTCAGCGGTGCCCCGGCCCCCGCGCCCGAGCCCGCCGACATCGACATGAACGCGTTCTTCGCGGCCATGCACGCGATGAAGAACGCCCGATCCCAGGACACCGAGGGCGCTCTCATGGCCCTCGCCGACATCACGACCGGCGGCAGCCTCTCGAACGGCGTGGTCCCGAAGGCGTGGGTCGGCCGCCTCTGGCAGGGCAAGCGCTACGTCCGCAAGTTCATCGACCTCGCGACGCACGTCTACGGCCCGATCGACATCAACGGCCGTGAGGGCTACCGCCTGAACGACACCGAGGGCCTCGTGCAGAAGCGCACCACGGGCGAGAAGAAGGAGCTGCCGACCGGCTCGGCGACGAGCAGCAAGCGCAGCTCCACCCGTGACAGCTACGGCTACGCCGCCGACATCGCGCAGGAGTGGAACTACCTCACCGGCGGCGCCGACATCATGCAGCAGTTCTGGCAGGGCGTCGCGGACAGCTACGCGAAGGTGACCGACATCGAGGCGCGCGACACCCTCATTCGCGTCGCGATGAACCGCGACGGCGCCGCCCTCTCGGCTCGCGTCGCCCCCGGCTCGCTGCCCGCCGGTACGCCCGCGAACTCCGCCTACTACCCCGGCGTCGTGCAGCTCATCCAGGCGATCGAGGCGATCTCGGACGCCGACGACGACCCCTCGTGGGCGATCGTGAACCCGGTGCTGTGGGCGCAGCTCATCTACACCCCGAAGGAGCTGCTGCCGGAGTTCATCTCCCTGCAGGTCGGCGTCGGCACCGGAGAGGCGAACGTCGACGGCAAGGTCGTCGTCAAGAAGGCCCCGCAGTCGGCTTTCCCCGGCACCAACGCCGCGAACCCGCAGGTCGCCGCGGGCGCGAAGGCTGCCGTCGAGTTCAAGGAGCTGGGCGAGACGCCGATCCAGATCGACGCCGTCGAGGTGGCGAAGTTCGGTCTCGACCGTTCGATCGTCGGCTTCGTCGAGACGTTCATCGTCCGCCCCGAGTCGACCGTCTTCATCGGCACCGCCGCGTAAGCACAGACCACAGAGATTGAGAGGGGTGAGCACAGCATGACGATTCTCGGGATCGACCTCGAAAAGAGCAACGAACGCGACCGTCTCGTGCTCACCCCTCTCACCTCCGCACCCGGAGGCGGCACGGGGTCACCTGGCCCTCAGGGTCCGGCTGGACCGCAGGGTATCCAGGGCGCGAAGGGCGACACAGGAGCACAGGGACCGCAGGGTATCCCCGGTGAGAAGGGTGAGACGGGAGCGCAAGGCGTTCAGGGTGTGCCCGGCGCCCAAGGCCCGCCGGGCTTGACGGGCGGCACCGGCACTCAGGGCGCGAAGGGTGACACGGGATCACAGGGCGCCCAGGGCATCCAGGGCGCGAAAGGTGACACGGGAGCACAGGGCATCCGTGGGGGGCGCTGGTTCCATAGCGAAGCTGCCAACCCGGATTACGTCAACGTAGCCAACCCGATTGAGGGAGATATCTTCCTCTATCCGGACAGCCGAGACTTCTTCCAATACACGAGCGGCCAGTGGGTCTACGCGAACAATATTGGGGCTATCAAGGGTGACACCGGACTTCAGGGTCCACAGGGTATCCAAGGTCCTAAGGGCGACACCGGGACTACCGGCCCGAAAGGTGACACCGGAGCGCAGGGCATTCAAGGTGTCCAGGGCCCGAAGGGTGACACGGGCGCGACTGGCGCTCAGGGACCCGCTGGGCCTGCCGGATCGAGCGCCGCGTACACCGACGTTCTCGTGCCCATGATGAGCGACGGCCAGAGCTTCACCGCTCGCAAGTTCGCGGGAAGCAATCTGGTCGTCTGGTTCGGGCAGATCACCAACAACACGGGGGCCTCGATCGCCGCGGGAACGACCCTCGGGACAATCCCCGAGGGCGTGCGCCCCCGAGCCAACATGCGCATGAACCTCGTGAGCTTCGCCGACGGCGTGATCACGGGGCGCATCGTCCCGACGAGCTTCGCTTTCAACTTCACCGGCTCGTGGTCCGCAGGCTCCACCATTCACGTGGCCGGCGTTTCCTACATCGCGGAGGGCTGACCGTGCCTCTCATCCAGCCCGACGCCGACGGGTACGTGCTCGCCCCCGGCGTGATGCCCCCGGCCGTCGCGACCCCCTGGTACTCCGCCGCAGACACGACCGCGCAGCAGCGCGTCGTCGCGGCGTGGAAGGACGCCCCGCTGACCAACGCGGAGGTGCTCGGGATGCTCCTCGAAATCGCGCGCGAGCAGGTGCTCGAATACGCGCCCGAGCAGCCCGCCGGGGCACCTGTCCCGACGCGGTTCGTCTGGGCGCAGCTTCAGCATGCCAAGCACCTGTGGAACGCGGGCCGCGTGAGCGGCGCCGGGGAGGCCGGAACCGGGGAGTTCTCCTACGCGCCGCGCCCGCTCGATAAGGACATCCAGGCGATCATCCGACCTCGAAAGGGCGTGGCCGATGTTTTCTGACCTGGCCACCCTGCGCGCGACGCTCGCCGAACGCCTCACCCCGCAGCTCCCCGCCGACTGGCGCATGGTCGACCACATCGAGGGATACACCGAATCGCTCGTGCCGGTCGTGTTCTTCGAGTTCACGGAGTTCGGCAGCAGCGCGGGCGGGCAGCCGCTCCCCCGCTCGGCCGTCGCCGCGTCGATCGACGTTGTCGTGACCACCCCGCGCACCGACTACGACGGCGGCGCGGAGACCGACGTCGACTCCCACGTCCTGCGCATCGTCCAGGTGATCGTGCAGGCCGATGACCTGTTCTTCTCCACCGCCCGCAAGGTGCAGCTCGACAACGGGCCGCTCGCGTGGCGCGTGTCCCTCACCGCCCTTACCAACATCGCTCCCTCGGAAGGGGAATAGCTCATGGCCAAGATCGCGAACGCCGTCTACTACGGCGGTACCGGCAAGCTCGAAGGGGGTACCTCGACCACCCGCGACGAGTACACCGCAGCCGTCACCTCGTGCGCGCTCGTGCCCTCCGTCCCGAAGGGCCAGGTCACCGACATCGGCGGCGGCGTGCAGTCCTACGTCGGCACGCCCGCGTGGGTGGCGGAGATCGAGTACAACCAGGACTGGAAGACGACCGGCTCGTTCGCGCAGCAGCTCATCGCCTGGCACGGTCAGGTGAAGTCGTTCAAGTACACCCCCGCCGCAGGCGGCCAGGTCGTCACGTTCGACGCGCTCGTCGAGATTGGCCGCATGGGTGGGTCGGGGTCGGCGCTGCACAACGCGTCCATCTCGCTCCAGGTCAACGGCCAGCCCGCGTTCGCGGCGGCCTGAGCTGAGGAGCGGTCATGGGGCAGGGGCGTATCTCCCTTCGGGTGGACTCGCCCCTGCGCGACCTCATGATCGCGTCGCGGTCGGTCCCGACCGAAGTTCGCCGGAAGGTGAACGCTCAGGTCAAGAGCACCGTGTCGCCAATCTGGCAGGGCGAGCTGCGTGAGCGCGCGGCGACCCGGCTACAGCAGAGGGCACTGGTGAACTCCGGACAGGTCGGCGTCACCTCGCGGAACGTATTCCTCCGCTCCGGTTCGACCGGTCGGCTCTCGTCGGGAACACCCGTGAAGGACGTCTCGATCGGTGCCGAGCGGGGCATCGGCCCGAACAAACGGCAGGACGTCCGCGCGTCCACCCGCCGGGGCCGCCCGGTCAAGGCCCACACCCGCCGCATCGGATCGCGAATGCCGCCCGTCCGCCGCCGCGGGTACGTCTTCCAGCCCGCTGTGTCCGACTCCATCCCGCGCATCGGCTCCCTCGTGGTGCAGACCGCGACGAAGACGACCCTCGACCTCCTCGAACTGAAGGGCTGACCGTGGCACACATTCACGAGATCGGCATCGCCTCCGACACGAAGGCGTTCGATCAGGGTTTCAACAGCGGCGTCATCCGCCCGGTCGAGGACGCCGTGCAGGCGTTCGAGGACCTTGAACGTCAGGTCGAGGGGGCCGACTACTCGAACGTCCTGGACCTCGAACGCGACCTGAAGGACACGGCGCGGGCCGCTGACGATCTCGGGGACGACGGTAAGCGCAGTCTCGACAAGCTCGAGAAGGCGCTCGAGTCGGCGCAGCGTGAGACGGATCAGCTCGGCCGGAAGGCGCGGGAGGCGGGTGACGACGCAGGGCAGGGCTTCGGGCGTATGCGCGCCGCGAGCGAGGAGGTCACGCAGGAGGTCGGATCGAACCTCGGCGAGGCGGTGTCCAGCATCCGCGGCGACCTCAGCGACCTCGGACAGGTCGGGCAGGACACCCTGGGCGGGCTCGCCGCGACCGTCGCCGGAATGGGGCCTGCTGGCCTCGCTGGCGCGTTCGCGCTCGCTGCCGGTGCTGTCGGTCTCGGCGCGCTCACCGCGGGTCAGCAGGAGGCGAAGGAGAAGCAGGAGGCCCTGAACGAAGCCGCCGCCAAGTTCGCCGAGGGCTACATCGAGGGGATCGACGGGGCGATCAGCGCCTCGCAGGTATTCGCCGAGATCAACTCGATCGCCACCGACCCCGAGCGGTACAAGATCGCGGGCGAGAACGCGAAGAACTGGGGTATCGACGTGTCGACCGCCATGCGCGCAATGGCCGGTGACTCGACCGCGATCGGCATCGTCGAGACGGCTCTCGGCAAGCAGAAGGCCGCTATGGACGCCAATGCTGAGGGCGCGGACAACATGGCTCAGAACATCGAGGCCGCGACGACGGGTCAGTCGTCGGCGAACTCGACCTACATAGCGGGCAAGAGCGCCCTCGACGAGCTCACCAACGGTCTCAGCATGGGCGCTGAGCAGGCCGAGAACGCGCAGCGCGCACTCTTCGACTACGCCTCGCAGGTGGGCGTAGCGACCGGAGAGACCGACGACCTCGGTAACTCGATCGTCCGCTTGCCAGGAGGCAAGGAGATCGTCGTCAACGCTCAGACGAAGCGCGCAAACGAAGACGTGGATGCCTTCGAGAACAACGTCACCAACATCCAGGACAAGACCGTCTACGTCCGCGCCAACTTGGACAGCCTCGACTCCGCGATCCGTAACTACCGCCCGCCGGTGCTTCAGCTTCGAGGCGAGGTCTCTGTACCTCGCGGATCGGTGACCCTCTACTGATCATGCCCGCCACCTTCACCAGCGGCTCGACCACGCTCAGCCCGCGCACCCTCTCCGACTACACCTCTGACCAGGACGGCGGCGGGGCGATCGTGCATCCCATCCTCGGGCGCGCCGACCCGGACGTGACTTTTCGGCCCCTCGGCATGCGCACCGGCTCGATGACGCTCGACTTCGCCACCGAGGCACTGAGCAGTGCCGCCCGCGTCGCCCTCGCTCGCTCCGGCGCCTGGACGCTCGCGCACACCGAACGACCCACGGTCAATATGCGATTCATCGCCCGCGGCGTCTCCCGCCCGATCGAATCGAACGGCCGCTGGATGCTCACGGTCCGCTACGAGGAGATCCCGTGACCGAGTCCACCCACGTCTACAGCGCTGTCCTCCTCGGCTCCCCCAACGTGTCACTCAGCGTCCGAGGTGGCCGCATCGAGCTCGACGAGAGCGGCGCTCCACATGTGACCGCCGATCTGCGTATCCCGGTGCCGCCCGCCGCCACGCTCGCGGCGCTCGACACGCGCCTGTCCCCGCCGCCGCGCGTGCGCATCACCGCGAACGCGACCTTCGGGAGCACTACGCAGACACGGACGTTCGACCTCACCCTTCGCGACCGCACCGTGAACCACCGCGACGGCACCGTGTCCCTGCCTCTCGCCTCGGACGAGGCCCTGGCGATGGACTACGCGCCCCTCGCCGACGACACCGGCGCCCTCTCCCGGCAGTCGTCGCTGCGCGCCGTCGTGAACTACGCCCTCGGTAAGGCAATCCCCGGCGCCGCTCTGCAGGCGGGCGGGACGGATGCCGACGTGACGGTCTACAGCGACGCGGTGAACACGATCCCCGACCCGCGCATGACCGACACGACCTACTACCCGCCGATCAACTGCACCCGCGACTACGACACTGCGATTCCGGGGGCGCTGACGGGCATCGCGTACAACGGCATCCGGCTGACGAACCCCACGTCCAACAACTCGTGCATCTCGATCGTGGCTGACGGCGGGGGCCTTCGCCTGGGTATGCAGCCGGGCAAGGTCTACACCTTCAGCATGACGGGGCAGACCATCGCCGCGATGACCGGCACCCGTGCGGAGGCGCGCAGCCTGGTCGCGTACTGGCGCGTGGGTACGGGCGCGTACCAACAGGTCCAGTCCGCTCAGATTCCCAACACTGCCGGTTCCCGCGCCCGCGTATCTGTGACCTTCGCCGTCCCCGAGGGCGCGACCGAGGCCTTCATCCGCGCCTTCCACGGCGGCACGTCCGGAGCGATCACCTGGGGGCACCCGCGCCTGTCAGAGCACGACGACCGCCCCGGCGTGGACGTGACCGAGATGTTCTCCGGCGCGACCCCGGAGACAGCCGGGTACCGCTACACGTGGGACAACGTGGTCAACGCCTCCGCGTCGAAGCGCACGGCGAAGATCGACCGCTCCCCCGAGGTCCTGGTGTGGCCCGCGGGCCGCGACACGATGTCATTCCTCGTCCCGATCGTGCAGTCCTTCGGGCGACGTCTCGTGTGCGATGAGGCGCGGCAGTGGACCCTCCGCGATGAGCTGTACATGGCGGCCGGCGGGGTGACCATCCGGCACGGACAGAACCTCATCGACGCCACCGACAAGGTGTCCCGCGGCGACGAGACATGGTTTGACGCCGCGGTCGCCGTGTGGCGCTGGACGAACCGCGACGGCGAGCAGCGCATCGCGGCCGAGTCCTACGCCCTGCCCGGTGCCACCCGCGTGCGCCGGTTCGAATTTGACCGCCCATATCCCGGCCCCGGCTTCGCCGCCTACGCCGTGCGCCGTGCGCAGGGGCGAGGCCGCGAGGTCACCGCAACCGCGGTGGCGGACTGGCGAGCACGCGCCGAACAGTCCGTGCAGATCGTGCTGGACGGCGCTCCCATCCAGTCCGGGAAGATCGCGCGTTTGACCTTCGACCTCGATCGCGACGAGATGACCATCCTCACTCGCTCCGTCGACACGCCCGCCAACGCTATCGACCTCCTCCCCGGCACCATCAACGCCCTGACCGGCACCATCGACAACCTGTAACGAAGGAGACCCACCGTGGCTATCGGAGACGACGCCGTATCGGCAGGCATCGACCTGACCCCCGGCAACGGGCAAGCAAGCGACATCGACCTGTACATCAACCGCCTGGCCGACGAGGTCGCGCGCCGGACGAAGTTCACGTCCGGATCGACCGCCCTCGCCATCCGCCAGGCGCTTCAGATCACGGCCGGGAACACCCCGACCACGACCGCCGACGTGCAGACCGACCTCGACTTTCTCGCGGTGCAGAAGCTCGCGAAGACCGGCGCGCAGTATGACGCTGACTTCGCAGACCGCGACGCCAAGATCACCCACATCCGCCAGGGCAATTTGTTCAACGACGCTTACCACCGCGGCCTGGGCGGCACCCGCCGCGCCCTGTTCATCCAGGATGACGGCGTGCTTGGCTTCTCCGCCTCCACCGAGCGGTACAAGAAGTTCGTCCGCCCCGAGGACGTGACCGATGAGCAGATCCTCATGCTC